TTAAATAGCCAGACTCTGATTTAAGAAAGTTAACCATGCTTAATGTTAGTTAACCACATATGTAAGATAAAAATCCCCATATTTTACGTGGTAAAACTTAATTTTCGCTTAGGCTAAGCTTAATATCGGTATGAAACAAAAGCGGTTTCCTAGCCTATAGGAACCTCGACGGCAGAACTTGAGTTAGTCTGTCGTTTAAAATTGGACTTGCTGACAAAAAATTTGCAGCAGCCACAGCGCGTAGGCATGAGCCTACGAAGTGGTACGGCCAATTACGTTCGGTGGAAGAGACCATTTTTTCTATGGAAGAAATGGATTCTCTAAACCGGGCCAGGCAAACACTATTTGTGCGAAAGTTAGACGAAAAATTTCGTCTTAGCTTCCGCATGTTCCAATACCGGAACCTCTGTATACTTCTTGACTCTCAATTCCTTTATAAAAAGGTTGAGAAGTTAAGTTTCGGTAATTCCTTGACGTCGAAGGAGAGATCTAAACTTCTCTCCGATTGTCGATGTGTAAGTACTCTCACAGAAAGTAAATTATGGAAAATCCTCTCCCTTTTGGAGGGTAAGAATTTCCTTACTTCAGTGATCGGTACTGACATCGATGGACATCGATTTCATTACGTCAAAGATCCAAGTCGTTTTAGACATTGTCTCGGTTTGGCTGACGCCGTAGATCTCGCTATGAGAAATAGTGCAGTAACAGTAAGATTTCCAGGACGTGTTCGAAGGACTGTTGATTCCTCCACCCCGTGGGGGAGAAGACAGTATTCTAAGAATGGTCTGAAGAAATTTATGTACTCAATGAAACGTCTCACGACGAAGCATCGGGTATATCATCTTTTATTACACTATCTACGGACAATTCCTCATCTTGAAAAAGAAAAGGATTATGTGAAAATGATCAAAGTTACTCTTAGTGCTAAGTTTTCAGAACAGATGGATCAAGACCTCCCTTGCGGAGAGACTTTTCCTCTTTTTCCTGAATATACTCAGTCAAAGCTGGATTCTCTCTTGTCCCATGATAAGAAAAAGAGAGTTCAATTCTATTTCAATTTACTCCAAGCAAAGGCACTATGTGCCCCTGTTGGAAGAGATATGATAGATGAAGCTTATGAGAAACATCGATCTTCACTTTGTCAGCCTGTAGAGGACCTTCTGGTCGTACCAGAGGATCATCTTAAGGGACTCCGTGAATACGGTAGAAAAGTTGGACAAAGGGTCGCAGAACTCTACGACCCGTCCAAGACAGTTCTTCCAAATGGAAGGGCATGCGTTGAACGAGGCCGCCACCTAGGTGGTAACCTTGAACAACTTTGCGATTCCAAGAATTGTCAACTTTTCAATAATCATCCTATTAGAAATATGAATGGAGGTGTTCGACTAGAACCCTATGTGGTAGGCCTTTTTGGTCCACCAGGGTCTGGAAAAACTACCCTCGTTCAATCTCTTGTTCGGAACTTGGGACATAAATTGTTCCCAAATATGGAACGTGAGCAACTTTGTTACTCTCGATCTTGTTCCACTGAACACTGGGATGGTTATACTGGTCAACCCATTGTCATATTAGATGACTTTGGGCAGAATCACGGAAACCGAACCGATATTGTCGAGTTTGAGAACATTGTTTCAGTTAATGACTATGTTTTACCTATGGCAGAATTGAGTGAGAAAG